CCACACCAGCAAACACCGGACATCCCGGATGACACTCATCTTCGACCGCCATCAGTTGTGATTCTGAATACCAGCGCTCAGTTGCGCATTTATCGGCAGCCTGATAATAAACCAGATACTGATCCTCGCCATTAAGGTACTGAGCCCGGGCCTGCACCTCACCCCATTCATCACTGATGCGCAGATTTACCAGTTGACCCAGCGAAAATTTAAACGCCTTTTCCGCCGGAAAAATTGCACAGCCGTTTTGACCTTCTTTCATTACATCTTCCTCTGGTCACATGACCAACGTTAATTGACGACACCGTTTAACCGGTGCCATATTCGCAGCACAACAAGAAGTACTGTCAAATCGTTATTTGCGCCTGCCTGTTTAATCACTCTATCCCGACAGCAACAGGCGCTTTTTTTATTCACACTGTGTCCTGACGTACGCCTGCAAATATCTCAGCTTTTCCTGGTCACTGATAATTCCGGCCCTGATATCAAGAACGTTTTGTTCAGCATCAGCAGAGAGTTCGACGGTGGCTCCATTGCCCACGCCGCCGGTGGTTGCGGTTTTATCTTTACCGGACACGGGACATTTGCCCCTGACGTACATCCGGCGAGCACCAGTGGCAAGCTGGTGACGAAGAACATCATTTTCAGATTCGGCAGCATTCAGCGCCTCCGTGTGTGTTTTATCCAGTTTCGCCAGCGCCGTGTGACGCTGTTCCATATCCATAATCGTCGCGGCCTGCTGACGGGTTACACGGTATGTGGCGCGGTAATCGTCGCGCCAGCTGACTGCTTTCCGGTAATAATGGTCAGCGGTCCAGCCAGCAACACCAAGGGCGGCAATTAAGCCAACCGTAAAGTAGTTCATATCACCACCAGCGGATAGCCTGAATAAAATAAGCAACCGCCGCAAGGTCAGCCGAAAATGCAACCATTAATGCACACAGCAGAATAAGGCGTTCTGTTGTTTTATCCATTTCGCTGTTGTTATCCATTCAACACCCCGATAAGTTGTGCGACGCCCGGCAATACTTCAGCTATTCCCCAAAGTAATCCAACCACCACAACAGCGTAAAACATTCGTCTGAGAACAGGGCTTTGTTCAAAAAGCTTTAATGCTTCCACAATCCAGTCTCCTCCGCTATGCGCGGTGAAATTCACATGTAAAAAAGCCCCGCAGATGCAGGGCATTAAGTTTTATTCTCTTTGAATGTGTGTTTTTGACTGATTTTGTGCTTTCCGGATGCCCGGCGCCATGTCATTTTTTAGTGAAATACTCTATAAAATGATAATGCCTGCGAATATAAGCCAGCCCCAGCCATCATTCCCACTGATCGCAACGGCTGCCGCCATCAGAAAACATAATGCCGATACATCACGCTTACTCACGGTCAATCCCCCAGCACGCCAGCAATGATTCCTGGTCACGGCGTTCAACCTGCCCGTAGCAACCGTGAGCCATACCTTTGGTTTTCCGGCAGTCCTGACCGTGGTCATATACCCAGCGCCGGATTTGTGCGCAGGCCGCCAGCCGGTGTCCGGCATTCAGTTCCCGCAAAAAGGTGCTGTGTTCGCATTTTTCCAGTCCAATGTTCCACGCACAGAATGACGCAATGCCCGCCTTCTGTGGCGGCGTCAGCGACACTTTGACTATCCGGTCGATTAACGCCAGGGCCTTTTGCTCCTGCTCACGGTCAAGCCGGTCACACTGCACCGGTGTCAGCACCATGCCTTTCCGGACGGGTTTACCGTCAACGTGCGTCAGCCCCTTGCAGATTGTCCAGACGCCACCTGCATCACGATAAGCGTGCGTTCTGTCGCCTTCTTCCTCGTGCAAAAACTGATTCAGCAACGTCAGCGAACTGGCCCCGCCAATAATCAGCGCCATCATGGTTTTGCTCAGGCGGTTCATGGCTATTTACCCAGATAACGGTTTATCTTGCTGGCGCGGTTTTCATCCCACCCCATATCACGTAGCTGACGTAACGTTTTTCGCCGGTAATACCAGTTCAGAAAAAATGTGGCCACACCCAGCACAATACCGGCCAGCATCGCCGCCTTGTTCCACTGCGCCTGTGTGTAGCGGTCGAGCAATCCGACCAGAAAAGAGGACACCGAAAGGCTGTAGCTGGCCACCGTGGTCGCCCTTTGCATAGACGAACTCCTGAAAATAAAAAGCCCGGCAGCAACCAGTGCGCAGGGTAAGAGCGCGGTGGGTGTTACTGTCAGGCTTTGGGATTATGGACATAAAAAGCCCCGACAAAAGTCAGGGCCAAGATCAGGCAAATCTGAATAATAAAAACATCGGCTCAGGCAGAGCCAAAAACACAGATGTGCTATAACACAGAGGGAAAATCAGAACTTATAACCAATACCTACAATAAATCCATTGGTATGCCAGTCACCAGTTCCGGAGCCTTCATAAGCAGCGTCAATTGCAACATGCTCCCACGGATTAAACTGCAACCCAGCACTATAAGCAAAGCTTGTATGATCTGAACTGTCATCCCACGACGCCACACGTTTGCGGGATGAGGTGCCATCCGATTTCGTTATCGGCTGGTATTCAGCTAAATCACTGCTCAGCTTACTGTACGCAACCCCGGCCATAGCATAAACGCTGACATAATCATTAAATCGCCAGGCCGGACCGATCATCCCGCTAAAATAGCGCCCTTTATCTTCCCCCTCATAGAAATTACCACTCCCCAGAGAAGAGGCACCACCTTCAAACGTTTTACTGGCATAAGTGAATGAAGTGATCACGCCCAGATGATCATCAAATTCATAACGATATTTGATATTTACACCACGCGGATCGGAATAATCATCCATGCGTCCACCATAAGCCGCAGCAAAATCCCGGTCAGATTTAACCGCATCTTTCAAGCCATGCGAATGAATCTGAGCATAACCAACAGAAAGCGTACTGTCCCCTGCGGAAGCATAAGCCATACCCGAACAAGCAGCCAAAACCAATCCGGATACAATGGCGATTTTTTTCATTGATATTCTCCTTTGTATAAATAACCACTGCAGCCAGTAATCACTGGCCCGGTACAGGTTCGCAACGGAAGCCCCCGGATGACTCCCCAAAAAAAGAGTTAAGATGATCTAAATCAAACAATAATGCTGTTTTAATGGAACTAATTACCATTGCAACAACATCTGTCACAAAAAGCCCCGACAAAATCGGGGCAAGGAAGTCATGTTGAAAACAATAATTACCTGTGATGGAGTTGCGGTGCCGGGTGCCTCCCGGTGGCTTCGTGAATGGCGAAAACGAAGCCGTGTGCGCACTCGAAGACCACGAAGGAATCAGCGCCATTTACACCCCACCGCACAGATGGGATTCACCACAACAGGAATGATGCTATTAACGGCAACACCACTGAGTCAATATATGCCCTGTAATGCTGGGCCACCAGTATGGAATGTTATGCCCATCAGTTGGGTTCATACAAAGCACGTAGCGGATGATTCCCGTGAAGCCTGAAACAGAAAAGCCCAAGGCGTTAACCTCGGGCTTGAATTTGTTTGGTCGACGATTGAAGCTATGGCGACGATATCAAATTTATACGAAATATATGCCAATTAGTTCATTTCTGCAATACCTTGCTGATAATTTGCTGCCTTTTGTTGTGAACGCGATCGCGAAACACGATGTAGCGACTGGGAGTCTAGTCTCTTATACAGTCTGGTCATTGCGTCGTAATGCTCCACGTAATTTTGAGACCAGTTTGTTTTGTTAACGCCCACCAGTGCAGCAAGATCGCCATACTGATAGACATCACGGCCAGCTAATTCCGCTTTCACGTCCTGCGCTGCAAGCCAGATAAGCTGGCGCAGGCGGTCAATAGTCTTCTTAGCTACTCGCTTACCTTCCAGTTGCTGGCTAAACTGCTCCCAAGCCCACTGTGTTATTTCGACCTGGTGTTCCCAGCAGGTATTCTCACTGTAATTCCACAACAACCACGCTCTGTAGTGTTCATCGAGTGACAGAAGCGCCCGGCGCCACGATGCTGTGGAGTATTCAATCGGCAGTACCAGTGGTATGGCGCCCCCCTTTGCTAAAGACTGTTTTCCGGGAACCGGAGGATTATTCAGCGTTATCATTTTCCCGGTCACTTCATCCCGGATACGCTGTTTTTTTCGGGGGTAGTTTTTCGTATCGAATTGCGCGTTCTCCAGCCAGGCCAGAAGCTGCCCTTTTGTCGTGCCGCTAAAATCTGTCGTCGCCGTGATCAGTTGCTGGCGTATCCAGGATAAATTTTTCATGATTTAACAAGTCCCTCTTTGCGCCAGATTTCTTGTGTGCGAAAAACACCTTCTGCATGCATCAGCCTCAGTTCTTCTTTTGTGTAATCGCTGGTTTTTACCCGCCCGTCGATTAAATCGTGGCACGAGCTACAGGCAATCGCCGCCTGCATATCATGAGGTTTTGTTGCGATGCCGCACGTCCCTGCCAGCCTGTAATGTGCCAGTACAGACGTTTCGGGATTGTGATTGCAGTAGCCGGGAATTCTGACAGTACACATCCGGCCTTTTGCTGCTTTGCGTAAATCCGCCATTACGCAAACTCCAGCAGTTGCACGGCCACATTTTCCGCTTCCTGTTGCGTTCTGAATTTGTGGCGTAAAATGAAATTCCACAGGACGTTGAAAACATCCTTATAGAGTGCACGGAACATATCTTCGTCCATGCGGGCAAATGAAATGGAGCGCGGAATTCTGCGGCGCGTATTGTCCGGGAGAATAACCTCATCGAAATAACCGGCCTCGACCGTCACCCATGCGCGGTAAGGCTCGAATGACTTGAGCAATGCGACTTCCTGCGCGCGTAACTGCCCCTCCATCAGAAGGAACTCATCAGCAACGGCGGTTAATGTCTCACCATATTGATAACCGGACATTTTAATGAGATACCCAATGAAGCGATTTACCAGTTGGCGTTCATCCGGCGACAAAGAGCCACCGACCGGAGTCCAGTAATCGAATCCGAGTTGCAGGAGTTTAAAAAATCGTTTGTGAAAGGCGTAGTTGCGGACACGCTTAAAATCGGCGTGTATCCACTCACCGATTTTTACTGAGCGCAGGAAATCCCCACTCTCCGGCGTCGCCGGGAGCAGAAGCCCTGATGAGGTTTGCTTGACCAGTTGTAAATGCGCCATCGTTCTCTCCGGTGGCGCAGCAGGTTACGGTTGTTCAGACCGCGGTTTTCATATTATCAGGAGGCGGTGTTACCCGGTAGCCGAGACGGCGAATAAATTGCATAAATCCATTGGGAGTAAAGACTTCTTCATCATCCAGCAAAGGTCGCATGGAAACCATGCCATTTACACGATAGATAAGATGCCGGCCAGATGAAGGAAAACTAAATACCACGCAACCGTCAGACCGTCTCACAATGTCATACCAGCTATCTTCTGACGTTTGCAAAGCTGAATTACTCAATTTTTGTTCTCCCTTCAGGCGATATACAGACGCAATAAAAGATTGTCGGCAGCAGCATCAAGGGGATACGCAAATTGCTGTATTCTGAAAAATGCGCGCCAGCATTAAGCGCAATGTTAATAAAACCAGTCGTCAGCGCTTTCCCAGGTCTCCCGGAGAATTTCTTCGATTTTCTTTTTGTCGTCCTCGTCACCGCCAAAAACACTCAAACCGTCAGAACCAGCCCGGCGGATTGTGAGCCTGCAATGGTCATAGTGATTATTCAGGCGCTTCAGCAGCTCTTTCTCCAGTGCTGGCAACGCTCCCTTTGGAAGTACTTTGGTACGATCAATGGTTAATTCGATTTTCATGGTTCCCTCACAATAACAACTGTATACACAGACACCACTGTACACATACACAGTACATCCGGTACCCATGATGTTCAAGTGGTTAATGACAATTTTTCACAAGATACTTCCTTTGTTTTGGCTCGTTTTTTTTCGAGCTTAAAAAAACATACACGACTTGACCACCGCGTCGGCAATACCTTTATCCGATGGACAAAAAAACCGCCGAAGCGGGCTGGCCTGTGTTGCACAACAGGGAACGCATTGCTATAATGTTGCATATACAGGAACACACGGTTCAGCTATGATTAAAAGCTTCAGACATAAGGGACTGAAAAAGTTCTATCAAAAAGGCGACAGCAGCGGCTTAGAACAATCACTGGTCCCGCGGCTGAAAAACAGGTTATCCATGCTGGATGCAGCAAAAACAATTGATTTTCTGAATCAGCAAGGTTACGACCTTCATGAGCTTAAAGGCGATCGCGCTGAAACGTGGTCTATAAAGGTTTCTGGTAACTGGCGTCTGACTTTTATCTTCGAAAACGGCGACGTTTACGTTCTCAACCTGGAGGATTATCACTAATGGCTATGTTCGATCCTGCTTACCCCGGCGAAATCATTGCTGAAATTCTGGAAGACCAGGGCGTAAGCCTGCGTCAGTTTGCTGTCGCAATGAATATCGCTCCATCAACCGCCAGCCGAATCCTGAGCGGTAAAGTAAATATCACACCAGAAATGGCGGTTAAGCTGGCTATCGTTCTTGGTGGAGACGCCGAAAGCTGGCTAAACCTCCAGAATAATTACAGTCTGTCGCAGGCACGTAAAACAGTGGATATAACTCATGTTCACCGTCTGTCTTTTGCCTGATGATATTAAACACAACCCGCCGAAGCGGGTTGAATGTGGGTGCGTTGGGGGTGTCGCATAAAAATGTTAAAGGCGCGCCAGCCAAAACTGTGCGCGCCTTAGGTACGTCTCTTAGTGTTGCAGGAACGCTAAGATCAGCTGTAAAACAGCAATGACAACCTCGATGACCTGCCGAAGCAGTTCGCGAGATACGATCATCCGTTTTTCCTCTCGAGAGGAAGCCGCAAATCTGACCGGCTCAAAAAATTTTCCCGAGCCAAATTGTGCGAATTTCTGAGATTCAGCATCGACTTCCAGAGTTTGAGCCCAGACGGCGCAACCCGCCAGCGGGAAAATCTGTCGGCGATAACTCTTTGTTAAGTTTACTCAATCTCAGATGTGCGGATTTTACATCAGGATTTTGTTTAGAGAAAACTAAATTCCACTTGAAATAAAATAAATATTTAGTAATCTTAACGGTACTGAGATTCAGCATCGAGGTTAAGTAAGCCAAAAGCTTATAAGACCATCAAAAAACCCCAGACCGCAAATCTGGGGTTTTTTGTGCCTATGCATCAGGTATTCAAAGCTCCATCAACCTCCCGGCCAGCTCCTCCCTCGGCATAACCAGCCAGCCACGGGCCTTAAGCAGAGCTAACGCTTCATCTGCTGTCATGAGAGCACCTGGACTGTACTGGTTGATGAATGCCACTTTGTCATCGCGTATCGCCAGCAGAACATCGATGTTCAGGGGGCCGAGCCCAACAGCAGGTAACTCACGATTTTTGTGTTGCCCGAAATAACAGTCCTCCAGTTTTTCGAACACTTCCCACGCCTGATCGGTTTCGAGCATTTTTGCGTGGCGGGCTGCACCTCGTTCTGTCCAGAGGATGAGGGAGCGGGTTTTGGGTGAAATTTGCAAGTCACCGAAAGTGATTCGCAAAGTCGCCAGCTCTTCACCAACTACTTTGTAGTAATGTTTTCCAAGAATAAAGCGATCGGCGTTACTGCGATGGTTTTTGGTGATCGAATGCGCGGTTGTACCGTAAATCTGCGCCAAAAGTTCGGTAGTGATGACGGGTGTTTGGTTATGGGTGATCGGGGAAAGAGTTTCAGCGGTAAGTGTATTCATGGTAATTCTCCTACTTGAAGGATTATCACCACTACCGAGACCAATCGGAAGGTGGTGAACTGTGCAGGATTGGTCTTGCCGGTCAAGTAAGAAACCCGGTGGGCCTTTCAGCCCTCCCACACAGCCCACCATAATGCGAATGTGGCCGTGCTTAACGCATAAAAAAACCGCTTAGCGCGGTCATGCGCTTACTTGATATCCGGGAGACCAATCCCGACGCCAGATTTTGCTGGCGCGTGGAGAATATAGCCCCGGATATCTGTTGTCGTCAACTGGCAGCGTGCTATTATCAAATAGTGTTCTATCCTACTCAGTGAGGTTTACCATGCGTACAACCCAACAATTCAGCATTACCTTAACCAACGAAATGGCTGACATGGTGCGGGCCCGTGTTGCTTCCGGTGCCTACGCTTCAGAAAGCGAGGTTATTCGTGAAGGGCTTCGCGCACTGAATGAACGCGATAAAGCAATCGAAGCGTGGCTAATGCATTCAGCCGCTCCATCTCTCGATTCTATCCGCGAGAACCCAAACAACGGACGCTCCATTTCACAGGTTCGCACCGCGCTTCGCTCCGGGAAGTAATCCGCATGACATATGAAGTCATCATTACTCCGGAGGCCGAACAGCAAATAATAAATCTGCACAAATTTATAACGGAAAAAGCTGGCCGCATCATTGCCGATAATTATACAGACGCGCTTCTTGATTATCTTGATGGGTTCTCTACGTTCCCGCATCGGGGCAACAAACGTGATGATATTCGCCCTGGTATGCGGGTAACCCATTTCCGCCACAGAACGATTATTGCTTTTGCTGTTGACGGTAATAAAGCATTTATCGCGGGTGTATATCATGGCGGACAATGCTATGAAGCCGATTTCCTATAAACTTTTACCCACATCATTCCGGTGTTAGAATAAACCGTCCGCCCCCTCTCTTACTGGCGGATTCGTAAGCTACATAAGTCAAAGAGCCCGGTTCATGTTTGCGCCGGGCTCTTTTTTCGGTGATTTATCCCCAGCGGCAAATCGAATACACAACCAGTGCTACCGCCAATGCATACCCAACCGTTGCGAATGCTTCAGGCCAGCTCATTACTTCACCTCCCGCGGATACCCACCGCACCCCCGATAGAACGCCAGCACCCGTTGCATCGTCACGCTGTTCCGGCACTCCGTACAGATAACGTTTCTGGTCCGGTCGTAGGAACTCACCACACCTTCCGGTGTTTTCAGAAAGCGGGCAATCCTGGCATCTTCACGTTTCTGCTTCCAGCGCCGGAAAGCCTGCTCCGAAGGGAAAATACCGCTTCTCCCGGCCTGATACAGTTCTCCGCAACTTTCCGCCTTTTCCAGATAGTGACGGGTCGTAAAAATGGTTAGCCCCGTCATCCTCCGCAGCTCGCCAAACGTCATCCGACCGTGTGTTCGTACCAGTTCCGTCAGGCGCTTCTGTATTTCAGCTTTCTGCTCCGGTGTGTAATTTTTACCCATCATTCCCCCTGTTGAGAAAGCCGCGCCAGCAACCTGCGGCTACCGGGTTTATTCAGTTCCCGCAACGCAGCACAAACACGTTCCCACTTCTGGACATGACTTTTCGCCCGGCGCAGTTCACGATTTGCCACATGCAACGATGGCAAAATCAGGTCGTTCGCTCGCGTTTCAGCGAACGATGGCAGCGACTGCACAATGTCCGCAACAGTCGCTGTTTTAATTTCTTCCTGTGTTGTCGCTTCCTGTACTGGTAACACAACATCTGCTGGCTGAGGAAAGGCTTTACCATGAGTTTTCGCTACCGATGCAACTTTCGGCTCTGCTGGTAAATTATCGTCCGGTATGCAGTAACGAAATTTACCGTTCTGATTTACGCGAATCAGACGACCTTTGCTGATTGCCATTGCCAGCGTTGAAGACACTTTGCGTAATGTGGTACCGAACAACGTAGCCAGCTCATCAGCCGTTTGTGGTCCTCGTTGTTCAATCGTCGCAGTTAAATCGCACTCCGAAATTTTCGTCACTGGAGGCACGGTTGTTTCTTCTGGTTGCTCTGTATGCACCTGCTGAGCGTTGTTATCAGTCACATACCAGGTGTATGCGCTTTTATCAACGAAACCAGCCTTTTTCAGTTCCCACAGCTCGCTCAGCACTTCTTCTCGATTGATATCAAGTCGCGCAGCCAGTTCTATGGACGTGGCTTTTCCCATTGTTTTCAGGGCATCAAGTACCGTTTCCATAAAAATTCCCTCTAAAAATTTTTCACTTCACAACCCGGAGATGGCGCACATTCGGACGCCAGCTCCCCCAGTCAAAATTCACCCATCGCCCGCCGTTCATGGTCATGCGGTCCATCACGCGCTGACCTGCCAGCTTCGACAGTGCGTCATGGTTCAGGTTTGTCAGCATTCCGACACTACGCAGGGAGGCCGTCCGGCGATCGACAATCTGGTGCAGCGTCACCTGCTCGTTCCTGGTCTCTCGTTGCACGCCAACCTCGTCGAGGATGAGCAGATCCACGCCGCACAGTTCCTGGAGAAATTTTTCGCCCGATTTACCATCGTCGTAGCTGGCGTGAAGCGCACTCATCACGTCGGCAACGGTGATAACAATCACGCTACGCCCGGCGGCCATCAGGCGATTGCCAATGGCGGCGGCCAGATGGTTTTTCCCCGTCCCCGGATTCCCGCTGAACACGAAGTTCGTGCAGCCAGTATCCAGTTCACCAGCAATGGATTTTGCCTGGCTGAGCGCATGGCGCTGACCGTCGTTCTGCACCCGGTAATTCCCGAACGAACATCCGCGATGCAGCGCCTGAATCCCGGCCCGACCGAAAATTTTTTCTGCCCTCGCCTGACGGTTCTGGCGCTCGATTTCCTCGCAGCGTCTGCGCCCCTCGGCAAGCTGCCACTCCCGCCACTCCTCCGGCGTCCTGAACGGTGCTGACCGTCCGGCGGCCTGCGGTGCCAGATTCCGGATCCGGGCCAGAATCCCGGTATCTGCGATGTTTTTCATGGCCTGTCACCCCCTGAATCCCGGCGGAATGGTTTTGTCCGGCGTCGAAATCTGGTTCACGTCCCATCGGAGACGCCCCGTGCTCACCGGGGGATCCCAGGGATTCTCGAAGTTTCTGTCCGGGCCGAAAAACGTCGATGCCCGCTGAACAAACTCCGAGCCGAGTTTTCCCGTGGCACGCAGAAACACCGCATACCGTCGAACACCGTCGAGCATGACTTCGGGGGATATCCCCTCACGTCGTCGGGCATTCCAGGCTTTGAACGCGGATTTTTTCGGATTGGCTCCGGTTCGCCGGGGGTATTCCTGCCAGACCAGATCGAACTCAGTCGGATAACTCCCGCCCGGTTCATCGAATTTTTTCGGCGATGAACCAGGAGAGGTTGGTTCTGGTTCTGGTTCTGGTTCTGGTTCTGGTTCTGGAGTTCCAACGACCGTTTGAAACCCTTCTGAAAACCCTTCGAGAACCCTTTCGAAACCGTTTAATTTACCCGTCTCAAACCTCGATATAGCCTGCCGCATACCATCAGCTAACTGTGGCTTAATGGTTGCTTTATCCGGTATGTCACGGAATAATTTCAGCGCAGCAATGGCTACATTCGGGTTTTCAAAACCATTCCATTCCAGATAACCAGGAATCAGCACCCATCGGGTGGCTTTATCCCGTATGGCAAAGCCATTACGCGATAATTCTTCAAACCCTTCTGATACCCTTTTCGCATCCCATTGCAAATCCTCACAAACATATCCGTCGGGAAGACGGAAACAGCCAATCATGTTGGCGTGGGGACTGGTTAACAGATACAACGCGAGCATGCGGCCATCGTCGGAAAGCGAGCGTATGCTTTCGCTTATCCAGAAGGATGAATTCACCTTTCCGTAATCACGCATAGAACCTCACCACGCCCTTACAGGGCGATCCGAATATATAAAAATTACTCACTGGTCATGTCTCTGCTGACGGTAGCCATTGCGCAGCGCCTGTAACGCCTGTATGGCCTCGTCACATTCCCGCTCAAAATCCGGCAACGGTGCGCCATTAAGCGCAGCATTAACTGCCTCAGTGTTTTCATTTAAAAGCCGCGTCACCAAGTATTCGACGCTTTGCCCTGCCGTTATCTGCTTGTGCAGCTCCGGCGCACTTTTACGAATTGCTTCCAGAATCGCAGGGATCAGCGCCAACATTTTCTCGCTGTGCTCCACTGTCTCCAGCTTCCGCCAGCGCTGAAAAATGTTGATGCGGTTACAACGCATGGCGCCGTAATCCACCGTTCCATCGTCACGTTCGATACGGTGAACCGCTATTTCCGGACGTGTCGGTTGCGCCAGGAACTCTCGAGTGATCAGCTGCGTAGCCGTCTCCTGGGTTATCTGTGGATATGTCAGCCAGGATGTCAGCGCCCGGCTGGCTGTTTCAGCGCTGATCGTCATTGTTCAGCGCTCCCTGTGATGTTTGTGGCACGATAGAACCTGGCAATCCATCCGTGGGATTGAGGTACAAATCAGGGCGTAACTCATGTGGAGTTACACCTGTAGCATTGAAAATAGGAATGACACGGTTAGCCGGTACGACTCCATTATCACGGTGACGCCAGTGGCTAACCGTCATTGAAGATACATCTAGCTTTTCTGCTAAACGGGTTGCGCCCCCTACGATGCTTATTGCTTTATCAAGTGCTTTCATATTTGGCTCCAAGTAACAGTAAACCAAATTAAACATTATGTTTATACATATGTCAACATTATGAATGTTGAAGCGATAAACTTTTAGTTTAGAATCTTGATATATGAGAAAAAACACACACCAAACAGATAACCCGCAGGTTCGGCGGTTAAATGAGATCATTGAGAAGAAGCGCATATCCAAAGCGGATATAGCGAGGATCTGCGGTGTGAGCGCTCAATCTGTCAACAACTGGTTTGTCAGGGGAGCAATAGGTAAAAGCTCTGCAATAAAACTTGCCGATGCGCTTGGCGTTAGCCTGGAATGGGTTTTAGGACAAGACGTGAATGCCAAAGATGGTTTGAGGCACGACGAACGGAGACTGTTGGAACTCTACAACCAACTACCAAATGAAGAAGAGCAGCAGAACATGTTGCGGATCGTATCTCTGCGCCTGAAGGAGCTCGACGAGCTGTACGCGAAGTACATGGGGCGGCGGATTAAGGGTGACGGTGAATGAACTCTGAACATCTAAATGATTTACAGGTAGTAATGTAATGTGAGATTTTCGATCATAAGTGAGGGCACATGGATAGCTTAAGGTATGAAACTTTTTCTCAATTTGATCATAACGATCCCTTTTTTGATTCATTGAAGAGCGATTACAAGGAGTTCCCTGATTGGCTCAAGAAAAAAGCCGATGCTAATGAATCCGCCTACATTCTCTATGATGAAAATCACAAAATAGAAGGATTCATGTACCTTAAGGAAAATGATGACGCCGACGACATAAACCCCAAATTGCCTCAAGGTCGTCATTTAAAGATAGGTACATTTAAATTCGAGTCAAAAGGAACACTAAGAGGACAACGTTTCTTAAAAAAAGCTTTTGACCATGCCTTTTCATCTGGTTCTGATGACATATACGTCACGGTATTTGATAAACACGCTCACCTAATAAAACTCTTCCAGACCTATGGTTTTTATGTTCATGGTGAAAAAGAAACTCATAATGGAAAAGAATATGTATATGCCCGCTCATTGCATGATGTTTATGGTGATATCCTGTTGGATTACCCCAGAATTTTAACAAAGAAAGTAAATAAATATCTTCTTGCTATATATCCAGATTATCATACAAGACTATTCCCTGATTCTAAACTTATTAACGAATCACCAGATATTGTTAAAGACATCTCTCATGCAAATAGTATACATAAAATTTACATCTGTGGGATGCCAACAGTTACCCGCATGAAAAGAGGCGATATTATTGTTATCTATCGCACAGGAGATGGGCAAGGACCTGCACACTACCGTGCTGTCGCATCCACTCTGTGTGTAGTCGAATCAGTTAAAACTATCGACGATTTTCGAAACGAGGATAGCTTTGTCGAATACTGCCTTCGTTTTAGCGTATTCTCTGAAGAGGAGCTCAGATGTTTTTACAAAGACAAGCGTTACCCTTATGTTATTCGCTTTTCCTATAACATATCTTTACCTAAACGTCCAAATCGTGCTACTCTGATTGATCAAGTCGGTTTAAATGATGCTCGTGAATTTAGATGGAGTCATTTTCAACTTACTGATGAGCAGTTTTTTAAGATCATAGAGTTAGGTCGTATAAATGAAAGTTTTATTATCCATTAAGCCAGAATTCGCAGAAAAAATTTTGGACGGGACTAAGCGATTTGAGTTTCGAAAGGGTATTTTTAAAAATCAAGAGATCAGCATTGTTGTAATCTATGCCACAATGCCGCTTGGTAAAGTCGTTGGTCAATTCCAGATAGAAACCATCCTTTCTGGAGAGCCAGAGTCTTTATGGAAAGAAACGAAAAAATATGCCGGTATATCAAAACAGTTTTTTGATAGTTACTACTCGGGCAGGGACAAGGCATACGCTATAAAGATCGGCGAAGTCGAACGCTATGAAGAGCCTATCCCCATCTCTGACTTAGGCGGAAATATTAAACCACCACAATCGTATCTCTACTTACCCGCTTAAGTTTTATTACTAACCCGGCCCCAACCATGCCGGGTTTTTTATTGCCCTTTTCTCACCATAGAAGCCGCATCCCGCAATACACCTTTGTGAATAACGTTTCCCACTGCCCTGCGCTTTGCCTTCAGACTATCTACAATCGCATCGCGGCTGATCACTACGCCGTCGATTATCAATTCGACCACTGCGCCGCCAATCTCACCCGCAATGAAGGCCGCACGGTCTTCTTCCAGCTCGTCACGATCCATAGTCCCCCCCCCTCATTGATGTTTTTACAATCACAAAATAGAACATAAAACATACTACTCGCGCCAACCCGCACAACCAACTAAACTTTTCGTTTATATAAAAGCATTCATTGTGTTGACATACACATAAACATTGTGTTTAATTACTCCATCAAAACAACCACCCAGGCAGGACGCCCACGAAGTAGCCGTCCGGGGCATACGAAGACCGGAATGAGGTGGAAAAGTTAACGCGCAGCAGGTTTAAACAACGTTCCGCCGCCGGGCGTTAAGCGGATGAGGGAAAAATGAAGATGCAAGACCTACCAGTAGAAATTCAGGCTATCGCAGCTTCTATGCTACGTGAAAAAATTGAAAGCAATGACCGGCGAACAAATAAAGAGCCAGTCGCGAAACTGGCCCATGAAGTGAGAGAGGCGTTTACGACTCTTTATTCTCCCGCTGAATCCGAACCTTTTCGGCCCGGTAGTGATTATACATATGTGTAAACACATCCGAAGCTTCACTTGAGTAACTAATTTTGCCCGCTCTGATTAGCTCAAGAACCACTTCATGAGCTGCTTTTTCAGGAAAAGCAAAAGGGCTGGTTGTATCAGACATAATATTTCCTTACTGGTTGTGTGGAAACGCCAGTATACCACCGCCCCGATGTGGATAAAGACGGGCGTCAGCTCCACGATACGGAGCACATAACACGAAAGCGCGTTCGTTACTTAACTAAGGTTGTCGTTAAATCCACCGTCCTGGTTGAGCGCGCTTCCGGTTGCGAGTGGAACCCGTGACATTGCTGTGTGTAGTCTTTGGCGGCATCAGTTTTATTGCTGGCTGATGCCCGCCCTTTTTAAAGTGAATTTTGTGATGCGGTGAATGCGGCTATGCGCACGCGGAACAGTTAAAAAAACTCCGTATCAGTTTGGGTCGATTGGTATTCCGGCGGTAATGGTTAACTGGTTATCGTCACCTGGAGGCACCAGGCACCGCACCAACAAAATTCGCTTATAAACAGGCAAAGAGGATAAAACGATGATACCTGTCATTACACCTCGTTCCGACTGGATGCGCAGTCCGGCTAAACAGCAGACTGCAATAAACAGAAAACCGGGCTTGATTCGTAAAATTTATACTCTACTTACCCAGAAAGGAGACCCGACATTAATTAACTGCGCATATTGTCAGAAAGCAATACCGGAAGAGACCGCATACGAATATGAACTGATATATATGCACGGAACGCTTATTTCACGTAAAAAACGAAAGTATTGCAGTAAACGCTGTGCCAGCCATGACCAGATGGCACATGAACTTTAATTAACTGACTAGTCGATACTGAATTTATGCCAGCAATGGCAGGGATTCGCTCAACCTGAAAAGAGGATTATATGGAAATCGAAGCAATTAACGTCAGACTTAGCACTATTAATACTACCTACCCCGCTGTAGCTGAAATTTATATTAACGATGAACTGGTCGGTTATATCTGTGAAAACAGGGAAGATAACCGTGATGAAGAACCTCAGTCAATTATTCTTTCTGACGGCAAACATTTCGGTGACTTTTGCTGTGTGGAACATGCAGTAAAAGCAGTAACCCGACACCACTGCGGAGATAACGGACTTTATATGGGTGCTGATGCTGGTCTGAAAACAGGACTGCTGGCAGCGATAATTTTAGCACTGGCCGGACAGAATAACGCTGAACAACAGAACTCGCTAAAAGAGAAAATCCTGCACTGAGCAGGATTTTCCCCCGGCTTTACATCCCGGCGATGCTGAGGTGAGCGACCAGACCCACCACCAGAGACATGACCAGTGAGCACCCGGAGAGGATTTTCACTGGCAAAACGATTTTAATCTTAACTGAGGTTAAAAAACAATGAGTGAAAATAAAGAAGATTTTGCGCTGCACTGCCTTGTTAAAAATGAAGAGGCCAGAAAGCGGCTTGGAATAAAAGCAGGCTTCTTCTGGACCACTGCGAAAAAATTATCCGTAGCCGTTTCCCGCTGCATTGCTGCTATGGACGATAAGGGTTATGACGAGGACGACTTTAAAAAACCCGTTCGGGTAAATCTACCCGTCGTTAACGATCTGCCCCCTGAAGGCGTGTTTGATACTGAATTCTGCAACCGTTACGAAAAAGGCGGTGAAGACGGCAAAACCATGATACTTATCCCCGGCGCAGCTTCTGGCGGCACTGACACCGAAAAGGACAGTAATAACGACGAATGTCAGGACTGTGAGGTGTCCGTCGCCACGCTGCCGCTGCCACAACGCTTTCTGCATATTTTTACTTACGCTGCCGCAGACAAAAAATATTTGCATCACGCCACCCGCGCACAACGCAGACATATTACCGTTCTGGAAATGGAGCAGGAAAACAGCTACATCCAGAATCTGCTGATGGGTATTCGCGACATTGCCAGGCTTGAGAAACAGGATAATGCGGACATGCTCCGCCTGACAGATGCAATTAAGACGGTTTTTTCTGTCACAAAAAACCATCAGCCCCGGGAGTTTAAGAATTTCATTTCAGCCTGGCTGGATACTGAACACATCGATCGCGGCCTGCTGGTTAAGGAATGGGTTAAAGGAAATCGCGTTTCACACATCACTCGCACCGCATCCGGTGCTAATGCTGGCGGCGGGAACCTTACCGATCGTGGCGAAAGTTTCGTCCACGATCAGGCTTCGCTGGAGCGCGATGTCGCTATGGGCGTACTGGCCCGCGCGATGGATGTGGATATCTACAACCCCCATCCGGCACATGAAAAACGCATTGACGAAATTATCGCTGAGAATAAACCTCCCTTTTCCGTTTTCCGCGACAAATTCATCTCCATGCCCGGCGGGCGGGATTATTCCCGCGCCATTGTGGTTGCGTCCGTGAAAGAAGCACCAATTGGTATCGAGGTCATCCCCGCACACGTCACCGAATATCTGAACAAGGTGCTGACCGAAACCGACCACACCAACCCCGATCCGCTTATCGTTGATATCGCCTGTGGCCGTACATCTCAACCCATGCCAGTGAAAGGGAGTGCAAACGATGATGAAGAAGAACCGCAATCAGCGGGCGCACTGGCAGATGAACCAGCAACGCCTGAAGCAGTGGAACAGGACACAACTGAACATCATCCGGACCCGCAGCCGCTGGAGAATGAGCCACCTGTAAGCCAGACAGAAGCAGGCTACCAGAAAATACGGGCAGAACTGCACGAAGCACGTAAAAACATTCCACCCAAAAACCCGGTTGATGTTGGTAAACAACTGGCAGCCGCGCGCGGTGAATATGTCGAAGGCATCAGCGACCCGAACGATCCGAAGTGGGTTCATAACGATTACAGCGCCTCAAATGAGGGCGAAAAAACGGAAGTGGCTACTGACAACTCAGTTAGCGCGGCTGATACCGCTGATTACGTTGACCATTCAGAGGACTTTTCGAACCAGCACGAGCCAGAAACCTGCCATTCTGAGCCAGCAGCAGACCAGAACGAACCAGAAATGCCACAAACTGAGCCGGAACCGCAATACACCTGGCCGGAATACTTCGAACCAGGCCGTTATGAAGGCATGCCGAACGATATTTATCATGCGGCCAACGGTATCAGCTCCACAATGGTAAAAGATGCACGGGTAAGTCTGATGTATTACGAAGGTCGTCATGTATCTAAAACCATCAAAAAAGAACGTTCAAAAGTTCTGGATATGGGAAATCTGGTACATGTACTGGCGTTACAGCCTGAAATTCTGGATGCAGAGTTCAGTATTGAGCCTGAAATCCCGGAAGGCGCCCTCACGACGACAGCGACGATCCGGGCAGTTATTGATGAATATAACGCCAGCCTGACGCCACAGTTAAGCGCTGACGAGATCAAAACTTTGCTGGAGGAATATAACTCCAGTCTGCCCGCACCGGTTCCTTTAGGCGGCGACAAAGATGCAATTGGCATTGCGTACCTGGAGTTACCTGACGATTTCAAACGAATCATTGGTGACGATAAAAACTTTACCGTCTCTACAATGAAAGCCTGCATAAAGGAATACAACGCCACCCTACCGCCACAGGTGAAAACCAGTGGCAACCGCGACGCGCTCCTTGAGCAACTGGCAATCATCAATCCTGATCTCGTTGCGCAGGAAGCACAGAAGCCCCAACCGCTGAAAGTATCCGGTGCCAAAGCGGATCTTATTCAGGCAGTGAAATCCGTCAAGCCGGATGCGGTATTCGCCGACGAGCTGCTTGACGCATGGCGTGAAAACCCGGGCAATAAAATCCTGGTTACCCGCCAGCAGTACGAGACTGCGCTGGCTATCCAGTCTGCTCTCTACGCTCATCCGGAAGCCGGAAAATTACTACAGAACCCCACACGTGCCGTCGAAGTCAGCTACTTCGGCATCGATGACGATACAGGGCTGGACATCCGTGTTCGCCCGGATGTTGAACTCGAGTACGAAGGTCTGCGCATTGGCTTCGACCTGAAAACAATCAGCATGTGGGATGTGAAAGAAGACTCTCTGAAATCACGGCTTCACCGCGAAATAACCATGCGCGATTACCACCTCAGCGCCGGTATGTACTGCAACGTAGCCGACCTGGACAAATTCGCCTGGATCTTCGTGAACAAAGACGAAGGCTATCACTGGGTGGCCGTTGTGTGGGCGTCTGATTCACTGCTGGAACTCGGGAAGCTTGAGTATCGCCGGACCATCCGCGCTATCGCCAACGCAATGGATACAGGCGAATGGCCTGCGCCAGTCACCGCAGACTACACCGACGAACTGAACGATTACGACCTGCGCCGCCTCGAAGCGCTTCGTGAAATGGCATAAGGGGAAACATAAATGTCCACTTCAATAGCTACAACTGATAACCAGACACAGAAAATAGACAATGTTTCTATCCTGACAAATGGTGAACTGTTTAACCGCCTGCGTACGCTTTCAGAGGTCATGGCTAACAGCGGTAATTTTGTCCCTGCTCACTTTCGCGGTAAACCAGACTCCTGCATGGCTGTCGTGATGCAGGCTGCGCGCTGGGGCATGGACCCGTTCGCTGTCGCACAGAAAACCTTTATCGTGGGAGATTCCGGTGTCCTGGGTTATGAGGCTCAACTGGTTAACGCCGTTGTTAACAGCATGGCCCCTACTAAAGATCGCATTCACTTCGAATGGTTTGGTACATGGGAAAATATTGTTGGGCGTTTCGTGGAGAAAACCAGCACCAAAGGAAATAAATATATTGTTCCTGGCTGGAGCCTGGCCGATGAAAAAGGAGTTGGCGTACGCGCATATGCCACGTTGAAAGGTGAAAGTGAACCACGGGAGCTTATTCTGATGCTCTCTCAGGCTCAGGTACGAAATTCAACACTATGGGCATCAGATCCACGTCAGCAACTGGCCTACCTTGCAGTAAAACGCTGGGCCCGCCTGTACTGTCCTGACGTTATTCTCGGTGTGTACACCGCTGATGAGATTGAAGAACGGGAAGAAAAGATTATCAACCCCGTTCAGAGTGCTCAAAACATAACCATGCAGGATATCACTGCTGACACCCCGCAGACCTCCAGTACTCAGATAGCGGGAGCAGACACAGATGCTGTGGCTGATGAATTCCGTACTCGTATCAATTCTGCTGAAACGCTGGAAGATGCAACCGCAGTCGGAAACGATATCAATTCGGCGAAACCGACGTTAGGCACAGCACTTTTTACTGAGTTGAAAAATAAGGCCACACGCCGCTATCACCTGGTTAAACATCGCAATCTGGTTGAGACAGCCATTAATGCTATTCCGCGTCCAGGAGAACCAGAATCCGTGGCGGGTTTTGAAGCAGCCGAAAAGGTACTCACTGCGGCAAAACGGCATATTGGCGACGAATTGTACGACAAGTACCGCATCAATCTTAACGATATGAAGCCGGAATACATAACCGCATAACGGAGGCTGGCGGTCGCTGACCGCCTGAAATGACATGAGCAATCCATTTTTTATCAAATGCCTCAAAGATACAGAAGGCTGGTGGACTGAAGGCGAGATTTACGAAGCTCGCAGGGTTGCCGGTGGTTTTGTGCAGTTTGGTGATGATAACCAACCAAACGGTGAGGACTGGAGCGCTTCTCCGATTCAGTACCGGGAGGATGGTTCGATCCTGTATCAAGTCGGTGGGCTGGATGGTGAAGTCATTTTTGAGGAGGCAGGACAATGAGCTTTGCTATCAAACATCCGGCGATCCGTTATCACGGCGGTAAATTCCGGCTGGCATCCTGGATTATTAGCCGTTTTCCGGCACACCGCTGCTACGTGGAACCATTCGGCGGCGGCGCATCAGTGTTACTGAAAAAAGAGCCATCAGAAGCGGAAGTCTATAACGACCTTGATGGCGATGTGGTAAATCTGTTCCGCGTGCTTCGTAACCCTGAAAGCAGTCAGGCACTTATCGCTGCGTGCGCCCTTACACCGTATTCACGCGAGGAATTTACTCATGCTTATGGACATAGCGAAGACCCGGTAGAACGGGCCCGCCGTCTGGTTGTTCGGGCAACGATGGGCTTCGGCAGCGCAGGTGCCACAAAGGGCAAAACTGGTTTCCGCCTCGATACCCGGCGTAACAGCGCGACTGCTCAGGCTATCTGGGCACGTCAGCCTGATAACCTGGCGGCGGTGGCCAGCCGTTTTACTGGGGTACTTGTTGAGAACCGCGACGCTGTGACATGCATGAAAGACCACGATACACCTTCAACGCTGCATTTTGTTGATCCGCCTTACATACACGATACGCGTGTCGAAGTAGCAAAAAACAGCGCCTACCGCTTCGAAATGACTGATGCGGAACACATCACCCTGCTGGATTGCCTCAGACAGTTAAGCGGCATGGTTATTGTCTGTGGCTACGACAGCAAACTTTATAACGATGCTTTATCAGACTGGAAATGTATTACAAGAACCACGTCTGCCAATGGCCGGGCGGGTTCAGTACAGCGAACAGAATGCCTGTGGATTAATCCGGCAGCACAGAAAAAGGAGACCGGGCCATGTACAAAATAACCGCCATCGTCAAAAAGCCGGGTAATTCCCCAACAAACTGGGTTCGTTTTTCTGACAAAAAAATGAATAAAGCCGAGTGTGAAAAAATGCTGTCCGGCAGAACTGAAGCCGGAAAATCACGCGAAGAGAAAGTCACGCTGGAAGAGTTTAAATGTATTAAGGAATAAAGATCGCCTGCTGAATAATTAATTAACCGTAAAAATACTTTTAAACACCGCTCACGCGGCGGGATTCGTACAGCCTGAATGAGGGAGGTAATTGCAGCATGAAGAAGCCTGTCTGTATGTTCTGCGGCGCCCCGGCCACCCTGCTTTGTGACGGGATCATCGGCTGGGATGCCGATGAGGATGAACACGGGCACATGACAAAATGCCGGGGCATGTTCACCTGCGATGCGCCCGTGTGCCGGAACTGCGCTACATGGCATGGCAACATATTTTTCGATGGAAAGATCCGGATGATGGATACACGCGACCTTTGCCCCCTGTGCCAGAAGTTACACGAAGCCGGCGAATACATACGCGTTGCAGACCACCGGAAAAACGCCGCCCTGCCGCAACCCTGCCTGACTGAAGAGCAGGCTGACAGGATACGCGCCGCGCACTGGGCAGGATTTACAGGACGGCGCGCCGGAGATGTAAAAGTTTTACCGGGCGGCGGTCAGCAGTCCTTTAAATTTTACCCTGATCATTGATGTTCAACCCCGATCGCTCGTCACACCGTATAGTTGGCGGCGGTCATGAAGTAAGGAGACATGACCAGTGTATAAATTCACATTGTCACCTATGGAAATAGAAGAAATTACTGGCTATCAACGCTACACCCAGCAGCAGCGACAACTACGGTGTCACGGAATCCCATTTACTACAGATGGGAAAAACAGACCGATTGTTTTACGCAAACACCTGACGCCAGATACGACTAAATTACCAAAGGTTGACGAGTATGTCGCTACTGAACCCAACTTCGACGCCATTTATGGGAAGACCTCGCAAGAATCCGAAAGATAGCCAATTGCCCCCACGTGTTACCAGAAATAAGTACAGTTACGTCTGGAAACCAAAGGGAACAAAACTCAGCATAACATTGGGAAAAATTAGTGATACCAGCATGTCTAAGCTCTGGCAACGCTATGAAGAAGAAAAAGCAAAACGTCATGATGTGATGACGTTCGCGAAGTTATGGTCGAAGTTTCTGGATAGCCCAACATTCACTGACTTATCAGCCAGAACACAAACTGACTATCGCCAACACCAGAAAAAACTGCTGGCTGTGTTCGGCAAGATGAGGGCAGACGACATCAGAATTGAGCAGGTCCGCATATATATGGATAAACGTGGGCTGACCAGCAAAAACCAGGCTAATCAGGAAGTATCCAGTATGTCACGCGTTTATGGGTGGGGCTTTGAAAGAGGCTATGTGAAAGGAAACCCCTGCAAAGGGGTTCGTAAATTTACGCTAAAACCGCGAGAGGTATATATTACTGACGAAGAATACCAGGCTATTTATCTTGAGGCGGTGCCAGCTCTGCGTGTTGGAATGGAGATCGCTTATTTGTGCGCAGCTCGCGTTTCCGACGTTCTCTCATTGCGCTGGTCTCAGGTCAGCGATGAAGGAATTTTTATCCAGCAAGGTAAAACCGGAACAAAGCAGATCAAGGCATGGACAGATCGTTTACATGATGCCATTGAGCTTGCCAGAACGTTAGGAGGGGTAACTACCGTAATTTGCAGTAGTAAAGGTACGAAATATTCAAAAAGTGGATTTAATGATTTATGGGAGGCTGCGCGCGAATCGGCGGGAACAACCCTTGGCAGAAAACTCAACTGCACTTTCCACGATCTTAAGGCTAAAGGGATTTCTGACTATGAAGGTTCAAGTAAAGAAAAACAGCTATTCTCTGGACATAAAACCGAAAGTCAGGTACTGGTTTACGACAGAAAAGTGAAGGTTTCTCCTACACTCGACAGACCATCACTGGAGCATCCGGATTATGATCGTGATGGGAAATATACCAAGTGAATATACCAACACTATACCAAGTGTGACGGGCGTCGTTGAATGGAAGTAAGCTAAGTGTTTGAATTGTGGCGGAGAGAGGGGGATTTGAACCCCCGGTAGAGTTGCCCCTACTCCGGTTTTCGAGACCGGTCCGTTCAGCCGCTCCGGCATCTCTCCGTATGTTGCAATGATGCCAGGTAATTTGGCATTTTAACAGACCCTATTCGGGTAATTTTGTTCAAGTGACGAGTTTACGAGCAAAACGATGATTAAGTGGCCCTGGAAAGCACAAGAAATAACCCAGAACGAAGACTGGCCGTGGAATGATGCGCTGGCTATACCTCTTCTGGTAAACCTCACCGCGCAAGAACAGGCTCGGCTTATTGCGCTAGCCGAACGTTTTTTGCAGCAGAAAAGACTGGTAGCGCTACAGGGATTTGAGCTCGACTCGTTAAAAAGTGCACGTATTGCGTTAATTTTTTGCTTACCGATCCTGGAGCTCGGTATTGAGTGGCTTGATGGTTTTCATGAAGTGCTCATTTATCCCGCGCCCTTTGTGGTAGATGATGAATGGGAAGATGACATAGGTCTGGTGCACAGCCAGCGTGTCGTACAGTCGGGACAAAGCTGGCAACAAGGGCCCATCATTCTGAACTGGCTGGATATCCAGGACTCGTTCGATGCTTCAGGTTTCAACCTCATTATTCATGAAGTCGCGCACAAACTGGATATGCGTAATGGCGATCGCGCCAGCGGCATCCCTTTCATCCCGTTGCGCGATGTGGCTGGCTGGGAACACGATCTCCACGCGGCAATGAATAATATTCAGGATGAAATCGATCTTGTTGGCGAAAGCGCTGCCAGTATAGATGCCTATGCCGCCACCGACCCTGCAGAATGTTTTGCCGTGTTGTCAGAGTATTTTTTCAGCGCGCCAGAACTGTTTGCTCCACGTTTCCCGGCGCTATGGCAGCGTTTTTGCCAGTTCTATCGCCAGGATCCTTCTCAGCGCTTACGGGTAAGCGCTGCCGAAGGCGACTACGGCGAGGAATCCGAACATTAATTCCTCACTTTGTGGGTTAATTAACCAATTGAATTGGCGCGTTAATTTTACTGTTGACACGTTATAGCGGGCCCAGTATTATGCGCCTCGTTGAAACAATTCCTCTGTAGTTCAGTCGGTAGAACGGCGGACTGTTAATCCGTATGTCACTGGTTCGAGTCCAGTCAGAGGAGCCAAATTTAGGGAAGCAGACGTTCACTGACGTCTGCTTTCTGCATTTATATCAACTGATTATCCCCTTCTTCAGGTTCACCCTCGTTCACTAAAAATCATTCGAAGCCATACCCTTTTGCTGGTAAAGCTGGTTCGATTTGCGTTTTACCGGTACGCCGAGGGAACCGTCATGTCACTTACTGATACTAAAGTAAAAAATGCCAGACCAGCGGAAAAGGCTGTCAAGCTCACTGACGGGTTTGGCCTCTATCGGTTCGAAATACTGGCAGTTGGGCTACCGCTATTATGGCAATCAGGAGGTGTTTTCCATTGGGGTTTACCCTGCTGTATCGCTTGCCGATGCCAGATAATGCCGTGACGAGGCTAAAAGGTAGCTGGCTCAGGGGATTGACCCGAACGCAAAAAAACAGGCTGATGAAAAAATCCTTCAGGAAAATTTGACTTGTGTAATTACAGACAAAGTTGCGCCATGCCGGAGCAAAGCAGGGATTAGATCAAAACTTCAACGCTTTGTTGTTTTTGTCAGCAAACAAACGCGTAATCTTATTTCCCCCTTTGACAAGCCGATCACACATCGTTACTATGCGCCCCGTTCACACGATTCCTCTGTAGTTCAGTCGGTAGAACGGCGGACTGTTAATCCGTATGTCACTGGTTCGAGTCCAGTCAGAGGAGCCAAATTAAGGAAAGCAGACGTTCACTGACGTCTGCTTTCTGCATTTATATCAACTGGTTATTCCCTTCTTCAGGTTCACTCTCGTTCACTAAAAACCACTCGAAGCCATACCCTTTTGCTGGTAAAAATGCTGGTAAAGCTGGTTCGATTTGTGTTTTACCAGCACGCGGAGGGAACCGTCATGTCACTTACTGATACCAAAGTAAAAAATACCAGACCATCGGAAAAGGCCGTCAAGCTCACTGACGGGTTTGGCCTCTATCTGCTGGTGCATCCTAACGGTTCAAAATACTGGCAGTTAGGCTATCGCTTTGATGGCAAACAGAAGGTGTTTTCCATTGGGGTTTACCCTGCGGTTTCACTTGCCGATGCCAGACAACGCCGGGACGAGGCCAAAAGGCTGCTGGCTCAGGGGATTGACCCGAACGCTAAAAAACAGGCTGATGAAAAAGTCCTTCAGGAGAAGCGGGATAAAACCCGCTCGTTCCGTGTCGTCGCCAAAAGCTGGTTTGCCACCAAAACAAAATGGTCAGAAGATTACGCCGATACTGTCTGGAAGCGCCTTGAAACCTATGTCTTCCCGGATATAGGCGACAGAAACGTTTCAGAACTGGATACGGGTGATCTGCTTGTCCCGGTCAAAAAAGCGGAAACACTCGGCTACCTTGAAATTGCCATGCGGATTAAGCAATACATCACCGCGATCCTACGTCATGCCGTCCAGCAAAAGCTTATGCGTCATAATCCGGCCTATGATATGGAAGGAGCTGTCCAGAAACCAGAGACGGAACACCGCCCTGCACTGGAGCTGGAAGAGATCCCGCTACTGCTTGAACGTATTGATGCCTACAAAGGTCGTGGACTGACTACGCTAGCGATTAAACTCAATCTGCTGATCTTCATTCGTTCCAGCGAACTTCGTTTCGCCCGGTGGTCGGAAATCGACTTCAAAAGTAAGTTATGGGTGATCCCCGAACAGCGGGAAGCGATTGAAAACGTCAAGCACTCGACTCGTGGAGCTAAAATGAAACGTCAGCACTTCGTTCCCCTTTGCAGGCAGGCTCTTAAGATACTGAAAGAGATCCGCCAGCTTACCTATGAAGAAGGTAACGAAGCCGGATTAATTTTTACCGGCTGTTATGACTCATTCAAACCCATGAGTGAAAACACCATCAACAAGGCGCTGCGTAAGATGGGCTATGACACCACACAGGACATCTGCGGTCATGGTTTCCGCACACTGGCATGTAGCGCCTTAATTGAGTCTGGCTTATGGTCAGAAGATGCTGTAGAGCTTCAGATGAGCCATAAGGAAAGCAACAGCGTTCGCGCTGCCTATACCCACAAAGCCAAGCATCTTGACCAACGCCGCCTGATGCTTCAGTGGTGGGCTGATTTTCTTGATGCGAATCGGAATGGGATGGTCAGGCCGTTTGAGTTTGCTAATCAAAAGTAATGACAATGTTATTCACGTGGAATCGGGCACTGACCTTCCAGTGCCTACTTTGACAAAAAATGTTCAATCAATTGAATTGATTAAACTAAAATATTATCCTGTCATCAGCGATTATAGAAAGTTGGGGATTATATTTTGCTTATTGAATACGCTATAGATAAAGATACAAAAAAGATTATGCATGTCGATAGCGTTCCGAACGGAGCAAAATGTAATTGTATTTGCAAAGCTTGTAATGACGAACTTACTGCTCGAAATGGAGGAACACAAAGACAGCATCATTTTGCTCACAGAAATTTTGTAGAAAGCCGTCCATGTTTAATGACTCAACTGCATTTAGCTATGCAGCATTACTTTCTGAGTTTAGCTGAGATTGTGATTCCACCAGAAGAGTTTGAATATCATGGCGTAGTATTAAAAACCCCTCCAGTGAAAGTAAGTGTATTATCCTCAAGGTTAGAACAGCGCATAGGAAAATTTATCTCTGACGTATATATCAATACTAATATTGGTGATTTTTATATAGAAATATGTGTCACCCATAAATGCGAACAAGAAAAAATAGATTTTTACAAAAACAGCAAAATTAACTCCATTGAGTTAACCTTTGAATACTCCGATGATATTGACATTATCGAATGGTTAGAGAGAATCAAAGAAAATAAAATCCCATATGAATGGTTTTATTATAATGAAAAAGAAAAGGTTATATCTCACTATGAGCAAGAGTTAATAAAAGAGAATAATGAAAGACGAACGAAAAGAACCAAAAGCGCAGAAGTCGCGATTCGTAAACTGTTAAAAGAAAAAACTATATTTTTACCAAGTATCAAACATGAGTTCACCTATACAGAATCCAATGAACATTTCTCAGAAATCGTATCATTATATAATAAGAAAAATCGTCCTCTTGATAAAATAGAACTGATACAACAAAATTTGGAATCATTTGTGCTTAAAGGTGAGATCATTCGAAATGATGACAAATATGTGATATGGATTATATACTCACTTTCCGATAATAAATTAAATTTATCTGACTATCCTCAAGGTAGCATTATCATTCGAAGCTACCCTAATCATCAAAATAAACCAGAATGGCAATGGCTAAGACATCCCTCGCTGGAAAAAGAGAAGTCTCGGTTATATAGCATATTTATAAATAGTTGCAAAGAAAAGATACATACAAAATCGCAAACAATATTCATATCAAATCAACTTAAGCATTTATCTTATAATTACTTGGACGCAAATAAAGAATTTTACAATCAAGACTATCGTAAATGGTGCCAATGGTTAATCAAAAATAACATATTTAGACCAACAGACACACAAAAATGGCCTAAGATTCCGGCTATTTTAAAAGAAAGAATAGAATATCCTTTTTTATGGATGTTTCAAAGATGGAGCATACTTGTCATGAGCACAATCATTGAAATAGTTGATCAGGTTTCTACAGGCAAGGGGATCAGCATGTATTATTTATTTGATAGGCTATTGAAGACATTTCCTCCACATGAAAGGTTTATCGAGTTAGAGGGTATAGCAGAATACAAAACTGTACAGGCACCACATAGATGCCTGATATTTAGAGAGCATATTATACAAGAAGCATTAAAACCATTTTTAGAGAAAAATATGATAAGTATAAAATATGACTTAATTATTAAAAACATTCCGTTAAAGCAAGTTTTAAAACAAAATACTGTATAGTTCAAACTATAGTAAATTTCTGACAAAAGTCAAATTGTAAGTTTTCCATTATTATTACATATAATATGTATTAGCTCAGATTTTATCTGACACAGTAATGGCACAGATCTAAATCTAATCTGGCAGGCAGATCTGTGCCATTGCTGTGTCAGTCATTATTATGCAACATCACAACCATCCGACGCTCTCTCGCCACTTGTGGTTAGTAATTTTATCATTTTCGATTATTTTTTTTGAAATAGAGCGAGGTCCCCTTCCAAGGTAATCAGATATTTCTGTTGGGGACATATCAAAATCTACCAACATAACTCTTAGTTTCTCCATTTCCTTTAAAGTCCAAGGCTTGCCATAATTTTCATGGAGAGAAATTTTATGGTTCCTAATCTCTTGCCTTCTCTGAATTCCTTTTTCCCTCTGAGAAATTTCACTTTCAAACTGTGAATGGAACTCTCTGCAAAAGTTTTCATCAATTTTTTTAGAATATAAATTGCTAAAAATAATTTTGGATGCCGAGTCTACATCAGGAACGTCAATAATAAGACATTTAACCTTTTTTAAATAAGGCTTTTCAATTTTACCCAAAATGCTTACGTATTTAGCATTAAAAAAACCACTTAAATCAAAAGATTTAATGAGCTTTGACTGGATTACACTTTCAATTTTAGTTGCATTTGAATAACAGTAATTAGCCATTGGAAGGGCCCACACTACCAGTTGAGGGATATACTTTTCAAATGCAATACTCTCCCATGTGGCATCAAAAGTTTGGTTCTTTGCTAAAATATTCTTAGGTGTATCAAAATGCAGTGTAGTTGAACCCCATATTTCATAATCCCTTGCTAAGGATTGATAGTATTTTATATGGTTTCGAATCTTGTAAGTTGACATAAGACGATACACGTCATCATTGTGGCCTGCATTATAAATTGTTCGGTTTCCTCTCAGGTAGCCTTCATAATGTTCATTAATCCTTCTCCCTACATTACAACTCACCCCAACATAAACAACACGATTAAAAAGCCCTTGATGAACAATAAGATAAACTCCGCTACAGCCAGCCCTCCTAGCATCTGATAAAGAGCCTAAAAATCTCCATTCCATGTTAACTCCATCTTTATGTTAAAATTTTTATTTATCATAATTTAATTGAGATATCAATAAATTAAGTTAACACTTAAGGGATTTTATAGCCATGCATAATTTTAATCACTGTAGCCAGTGATTCTATCGTGTTGTTGCACACAGTATTTGGCCCCCTACACGGAGGTGACATACTCCTTGTTGATGAACACACAGCAATGTTATTGATGCCCCTTTGAGCTTCCGCTATTAGCTCAAAACAGACTGTCAGATTTGATTATGTGCTGCCAGTGAAAACTGTCAGATCAAGTCTGAGCTAATACATATAATATCCCCATAAATAGTCATTGTGCCTGCACGATATAATTCATGGCAACATTCTTAGGTCTTGTTTCATTACCTGCCCGAACGACTCTCGAAGCATCAAACGTATATTTCCTTACTTCATTGCTTTTATGACCTTCATCACCTTCACCTAACGCACCACTATCCGCGAAAGCGCCACCCACATATTTACCGATGTTTCCACTCTGTGATACATCAGCCGCCATATGACCTGTAATATTTTGAATCTGGTCATTTTGATAAGAATTAATAGTTCTTCCTGAGTCGAGTCCTCTTCCCGAATCCAGTCCTCGAATAAATACTCCTCTTAAATCAGGAAGTCTTCCTCTTGGATAGGCTTTTGCTAACTGAGGGTATAGGGCAGTATTAAAAGATTGTCCCCTGCATATTAACCAACCTACAGGCGCTGTATTTGAAGGCCAAGGAACAGGTGAACCAACAGGCAAGTTGCTGACAACAGACCATTTTCCATTAACGCAGGATAATATATTCCCCATGTTGTCTTTAGATATCAGGCCAATACTTGGACATGTCCCACCAGTTGTATTCGTCGATGTAGGTTGTAGAGTATGTCCCTGAATATTTCCAGATGCTGCAATACTACCAGTGCTTCCTGTCCCCGGAGTAATAGCAAAATCACCTTGGTTGGTTTGTTTCCCAAAAACCTGAAGCCTTGTTTCAGTGCTGGTGCCACCATTTCGCCAGATGGTTAGCGGCTTAACAGTATCCAATCTGAACTCATAATCGTTAGCATCTCCACCACCAATACTGAAACTATCACCACCACCGTTATGACCATTAAATTGTCCACCGGATGTGATACTTTTACCTGTATCTAATGTTCCACTAATCGTTCCATTACCAATCGTAGACAGCCCTCCACTAATTTTCAGCGTAGTGAGATCTGTTCGATTGCTTGCCATATGAATAGATAAGGTCTTATCCTTAGACATGGTTATTTCATAGTCGTTATTAGCAGCATCGCCGCCAAAACGGATGGCATCACCATAACCATTATGTGCTATTATTTCTTGTGCTGCGGTTATTTTCCCTTCGGAAGAGACATCCCCACCAAAACTCCCTGTTCCCGATGCGGTAATGTTCTTGGCATTATTAATATCGTTAGTGCCCATATTGAGATTTCCAGTCATAGGTAATGTTCCATCGCGACGCAAGTAAACAGAATACATAGAACTATCATAGCCCACACGGTAAACCAGTAATCCTGCTTTATTAATTGCCGGGTAATCAGTAGACTTTTCTGTCCACACTCCATTATATCCTGATGCCTGAGCAGGCGATTTCGTCATACCGCTATCAATACCTGCTGATTGCATCGATTTTCCTAACAGGTCGTATCGGTTTTTTCCACCTTCGACCCAAGGTATCGTCGTAGCAATCAAACCATTGATAACATAGTTTGGTGATACGCCTGATCGCTTTAACAGGATCTTATAAGAAGACTTTTGGGCATTAACTCCCGCATATGTAGAGGGCAAGAGACTTTCATTCACCAGCGTCTGGTAAGTGATTTCACAGCCATTAGCCGTACAGGTTCTTGGTCCCGGATCGCTACTTTGACTGCGTGAAGATGACAGTGTGGAAAGCTTATCATAGCGAATGCTAATATAACGGTTAACTGCTTCGCCAACCTGTTTCATTTGAGAGCCTACCGCCTGTGCCATTACTGCTTCCTGTTCTTTCCTCATGTCCTGAAACTTCATAAAACCAATAAGAGAACCTATACCTAAAACGATGGTGATCTCTAATAGAGTAAATCCTTTTTTCCTTATCATAATTATATCTCCCATCTGAAAATATGATTCAAAAAGGGCATAAAGTGCCCCTTTAATTAAATAGACGTGAATACTAATGTATTACTTGTGGCGTTATTACATGCTGCGGCGGTAGCTGCTACATCAAGGGTGCCATCTGCAGCTTTTACTACTTTAGAACCCACTTTAGCAGTGTAAAAATTGCCTGCCGCCGCTGTGGTTATTTTCACACATTCTGCTGCTGGCACATTGTCATATGTGATAGTGAAAGAAGAACCTGCCGCAGATGACGGACCTGTAGCTGCCGCAGCCAGCGTCACGTTCCCTTTGAATGTGTTAATTGGTTTAGCTGCATTGCCTGTTCCACTTAACATATTATCAGGGAAGATTTTTGCCTGAACAGCTACTGTGTTCGTTAATCCGGTAAAGCTGGATGCTGACGTATAGAGTGCTTTAACACCTGCCTGTATGGTGGCTATGTTATTACTTTCCGCTTGCGCTCTTTGTGAAGCCTGAACCTTTGGATACACAATAAAAGCCGCAACGACTAATGCCGCAATGATACCTAACACAAGTAATAGTTCGAGTAGTGAGAAACCTTTCTTGCTTTTTCTTTTATTATTTAATAAAACCATTATTATCTCCTTTTTTGTTTTAATGATACCTTCTGTTATAACGCTTCTCTCATATCTGGCAATAGATGGCGTAATATATATTTAACTCTATCTGATAGACGGATGAATTGAAAAAGGCAAAGATCGCTCTTTGCCTTTGGGGAGATTTAAATACAACATTTACTATCACAGCGTTTGTCATTATCACCTTCCCATGAGATATATAATCATATCCGATGAAAAAGTAATAATGACGTTTACTACATAAAGATAAAAATTAACAGATTACTGGTCGAACAGAACGCATGATTGATTGAAAAGGAAAAAATATGTATTAATAAAGGATTATCCTGCGCTCTGTTCTTTTATATAGATAACAGATATTAATTAGATATCAACCCCTGTCATGAAATTTATTTAATATTTTTTATTTTTGTCTGCCATCCATTTGAGCAAGAAACCATCTCCCTGCTTTTATATATTTGATTCTTTCAATATCATTCAACTCAGATGCTGAAAGCAAAATACCCATAACAAGTTCCTTATCCACCTGTTCGACACCACAATTCATAGCCTTGGCTACTTCTGCCCCAAGAATAATCTTAAGCCTTGTTTCAACTTTCTTTTGTTCTGATTTCTCCATTGACTTAAGTCGGTTAAGCTCAAGTTGAGCAAATGCTACTTTCTGCTTTAATGTTTTTTCTGTTCTTGATCTTTTGCTTTCATTATCCATACTACCTCCTTCGATTGTTATATCTTATTTTAATTATCACAAAGATAAATAACGTCAAATTTACACCGTTTTGTCAGAAGGAATAGTTCTGGAGCATCCATAAATAAAATAGTGCAACACATGCGATAGTAATCACTAATACAAAACATTCGACACTCTCCGCGTTACTTATTTTTGTACTTTTGTTATTTTATTTTTACCTGTTGTTTTTTAAATCTGTTTTCAGGTCTTGACCTGTGAATTGTGCAACACATAACACTCCTTGTTTTATTGGTATTTTTTATCAAATTTAGCTATCCCGCCTTACGGCGGGAACAATTAATACTTCTTTTGCCCTTACGGGCCTTTTCTTTACTCTATTTTCCCTTTAGACGTGAAACCTACACCTTTAATCCAGTTTGCGCCTCTTAATCCGGCATATTGTTTTACAACCATCAGTATATTTCGTATTAATTAACTAAGGGGAAGTTTTTACATTGGTTTATTTTTTTAAAGACAATGCCCACCTATACACTGCTACGCAGTGTGTGGGGTCTACCGACGGTTGCTGCCGCAGGCTAAAAGCAAAACCAAGGTCAACGTCAACCCCGAAGTTTTTCTGGCGAAAAACTAACAGCAGCATTTTTATTTGAGGTTATATTTTTAATGGCGATTTTTCATCTGGATTTTAAAATAGTAAAACGAAGCGAAGGCATGACTTCCGTTGCGAAAGCTGCCTACCATGCCCGTACACGTATTACAGATGATCGCATTGGTGAAACATACGATTTTAGTCATCGCTCAGATCTTCATGGTCATATTATATTGGCTCCTGTTTCCGCTCCTGCTCATATTGTTGAAAGTTCCTCAGCGTTATGGAATGAAGTTGAAAGAGTGGAACGCCAGAACAATGGTCAAACAGCCCGTTATTTTGATGTCGCTATCCCCGAAGAACTCAGCAATGATGACAAGAAAAAATTAGTTGCCGAATACTGCCAGAAGAACTTTGTTGATAAAGGAATGATTGCTGATATCGCATTCCACGATTTAGATGGTAAGAATCCACACGCTCACATCATGTTAACCCTGAAAACTATCACCACTGCTGGCTTCGGTAAAAAAGACAGAAGCTGGAATGATAAGAAGATGATGCTCCAATGGCGTGAGTCGTGGGCAACGATGTCGAACAGCTACCTTGAGGCCTCAGGCAGTGAAGAACGTATCGATCACCGCTCTCTCAGGACGCAATGTGCTGATGCCCTTGCTCAGGCAGAAGAAGCATTCAGCGCTGAAGAAAAAGCATTCTGGCTTGCCAAGGCAACGGAAACCAATCGTCCAGCAATGCAGCGTGTTCATCGTGCCAAGTGGAATGACACCGAGTCACAGGAACAACGAGCTGCTGAACAAGCCCTACGCAATCATCAAATTGAAGAAGCTAAGAAGGTCTACACCACATTCAGTGAACTGCCACTGGAGATCGTCGTCGATGTTAGAAGTTTTACGATTACACATCTTGCTGAACCAGAAGAGATTGTTCTACCAGACTTCCCGGCAACAAAAGAACTGCAGCCTGTTATGACGACATCAGAACCATACAGAAAACCAGCAGCAAAATCTTACCGTGATCCCAATAAAACCAGTAAAGTTGGTATGGTAGGAGAAGGAACTCCTGTTCTGGTTGCGCCTGAACCAAATGCATCCACTAAATTGAAAATCCCATCTCTTCAAAACACCAGAGCGATGAACCGTGCTCCTATGAGGAGTAGAAAACAGACTAAGCCCCGCCAGAATGGTTTGTTTAAACGTTTCACGCTACTGATAGTAGGATATATAAGAGAGAAATTTATATGGGCCAGAAGGAAACCCGATACCACTGATGCTGATCATGATAAGCGTGTCGCAGAGAACTATGTCTATGATGAAGTGTTGGGTGTCAATGTTCCACGCTCAGTGTTTGAAAAACGCGCCAAATTTAACAATGACCAAACATCACCAGAAGCAGAAGTCCACGTTAACGAATCAGATATTAATAAGACTGTTCGTTTCCCAAATCGTTCTGAGCAAGAACAAACGGAGGTCAACAAACACATGGAATTTATACTATCTATTGGTGGAAAACCTTCTATGCCAAAGTTAAAACCAACTAACAGAAAATCTAACATCAAATAGTAATGTTATCCCCACTATTAATTTTTAATCAAATGCATGTTACATAGGTTCAAAATGTGATAACATATGGAAATATAGAATTTTTTATATGCTTGGTGAATGTTTTGGACAACAATATATATAATATCCTTTTCTTCATCTTTCTTTCAATAGCAATTCCATTCCTTTTATTCCTCGCATGGAAACAGCACCTAAAAACCAAAGAGATTCGTTCATATCTATTGAAAGAGGGATATAATATTATTTTCAGTGGAGAAGGTAACTCATACCTCGCGTTTAATACTAGTAATGCGACATTTCGTGCAGGTAATTTAACTTCCAATGATTATTTTCAAGCATCAATTTCTTATATCCACGATTATAGATGGGAGTGGAAGGAGGTTGACGCAAGGAAAATAAACAATATATTTATCATTTACATTTCGGATATTGATTTCCCTTCCCAAAAACTATTTTATCGCAATAATAAAATTTTAGCAGAAATAGACTGGGCAAAATTACAAGCAATTTTTCATCAACCATATGAAATACAGAATGACGTCATGCAAGATAACAATAATACGCACTATGATTTTTTCATATCGCATGCAAATGAGGATAAAGATACTTTTGTCAGACCACTGGTAGACGAGTTAAATCGACTTGGTGTAATTATTTGGTATGATGAACAGACACTTGAAGTCGGCGATAGCTTAAGGAGAAATATTGATTTAGGCCTAAGAAAAGCAAATTATGGCATAGTCATACTTTCTCATAACTTTCTAAACAAAAAATGGACACAATACGAATTAGATAGTTTAATTAATCGTGCAGTGTATGATGATAATAAGATTATATTGCCAATCTGGCATAATATCAATGCTCAAGAGGTATCTAAATACAGCCATTATTTGGCGGATAAAATGGCCCTGCAAACTTCTTTATATAGCGTTAAGGAAATAGCAAGAGAGTTGGCTGAGATAGCATACAGGAGAAGATAAAACAATAAACCATAAGTATTTAATATCTTCGATGCATAAAATCAATTGTATTAACGCATCTAAATAGTATGTTTGTTATGGAATGAGTGTTCCGTGCTCATTCCACATATTGTTTAGTATACGTTGAAATATTACAGGCCTAACTTAGTATAAACAGATGTAGGGTATAGATAACTACCACTATTTGAACTTGAGTAATAGTTAACACAGTAATTATCTAATGCATATTTAATAATTTTAGGTTGGAAGGAGACAGATACTGTATAATGCTCTAAATCTAAAAGCGGTTTAGGAATGAAGTTCTTATCGACTGTTCTATCTCCGTCTAAATTAGCTATTACAACAGGAAGATTAAATTCTACGATAAGATCTATTTCATGGGCAAGAAACGATACTCCATCGCTACCTTTTCTCTTAGTATTACCACTTCCCAACAGTACTACTTGTTTAGCATTTTTCATCCTTTCGCGGAGGTTTCGCTTTATGGTTTCAGGCTTACTTGTATCCCTTGAAATAAAGAGATCATGAGCATCAAAAAAGTTAAAGTCTATGTTTTCATTTGCTTTCCATGCTTCCATTAAACGATAAAACTTTATATCTTCACTTGCAAAAGCCACATATGTCTTATTACGATAACTCATATAGTCCCCATGAAGCAGTCAACATTAGTAACAACATGTTGAAAATACCTTATATATCAGATAGTGTAAACATCATTTATAAGAAACCACTATCAACACACTTGAATTACATATAATTAACAAGGTTGGTACAAAAATGGCGAAAGTTAACTTTTTCGATAAGCGTATACTTAAAAAATTTTCAGACTACACATCAACTATAAGTAC